TCCCGTCGGAGATGTGTCGCTAATGGCCTGATCCTTCTTATCCCTAAGGATTCTGTAAAATTTTGGATGTTTGAAAACGTGTGTCATTCTAGTGTTTACCATATGATACAACTTTTACCAGTGGATCCCAACATGCCCGGCAATCTCCGCAGCTGTTATTCTGTGCAGGGGCTGGACACGTGGCGCCAGTCTCTACAACCATTGAAGAGTTAGGCCAGCTGTCATTGCGTTGGTTAATCATTGGAGGTGAAAACCTGATAACTAAATTTTCAGGCTTGCTGTTTAAATGTTTTTTTACCCACGCCTCCCGCGTTGGCATCCAGTGCTTAGTGTCAGGTGTTAACCTGCATACTTCATAAATTTTCTCCAGGTGCTGCAGGTCCTGGACGTCTCCGGCATCATGCCATCTGAAATACTTCTGTCTAATAATTTGAGCGGCCATAGCTCGCGTCCATCCTTCCAGCTTGATTGCTGCAAGTCTTCTGTATTGTGCAATCTTAATTGCTTTGTATCTTGTATAGTTACCCTTCAGGGCGTAGCAGGCACTGCAGACTGAGCCTTTAATTTTTCTAAGCTTAGATCCGGTTTTGCATTCCCACGCTGGCAAACTGTAACTTAGGCCAGGCATTTTTGAGGTTCTTGTTAATGAGTCTGTAATTTTTTTTGCTTCTGTAACTTTCATAATTTAATCCTTTATAATCCTATACACTAATTGCTTGAGCTTGTCAAGTCGCTTGTGGCTTGCTGCTTGAAGCTTGAGCCTTGACTCAAAACAAACAAAGTAAGTACAACCTCAGGTTGTACAACCTTAAGTTGTATTATTAGCAGGACCAATCACGCAACGCTGTCTTCTCACTTCCAGCTTCTGTATATCGACAACGCCTGGAAGCATTGGTCCAGCAAATAATAAGACCATCAAGCAGAGGTAATTCCACTGCGGGATCTTCCATTACATTGGTTAATGGTCTTTTGATCAGTCACTATGCTACGAGGGTGTCGTACGCCCTTCAGATTCCGGTACGAATGCGGTTGCAACATAGGGCTCACCGTTGTTATAGTGTTTATTTCCACAGTCATTAATGACTGATCCCAGATCAGCTAAGACTACTCACCCTCATGCATATAAATATGCAATCACTCATGGAGTCCGCTGATCCCAGATCTGTCAGGCCCCGCCGTCGCGAGAGGCCAATATTATTTCAACCCAACAGATCAGGGATCAGGCGTGGTCGGTAAGGGATGATTAAACCCTGTAACCACGCTTTAATCCTACTTGCTTTTGTAGGTGCAAGTCCCCAGAATATTTATAGTTTATAGGGCCGATAAATATTCAAATGAGGGCCCATTCATTTAAAACGGTATAGAGTCTTCCTCCTCAGTTTCTAGACATGCAATTCTAGTATTGATCGTTTCAATTTCTTGTGTTAGTTTTATTTGTAATTCTACTAGCGAAAGTTTTTTCGCTAACAGTATTAATTTTTCATTTTGTTGTTCTGTTTTATTTATCATGTCCTAAGTATAATAGGATAATGTGGCAGAATTAAGGCATATACAAAAATAAATATTTATTTTTTTCTTGACATATCCTAAATTATCCTATATACTAGGGGTGGGAGGTCGGGATATAATATCTAAACCATACACGTACAGGTTGAAAGTTTTTTTATTTAAGGGGTTGACAGATTATATAATATAGGATATATTAGGATTATGTTTAACAAAAACGAAAGGCAAAAATGAATAAAAATGCAGGAATAACAAAACCCAGAATAAGAATGAATACAGAGTTGAGAAATAAACTCTTTAATAAAATGAAAAATGTTTTTGAGAATGAAGATACTCAAGAACGTGAGGCATTTCTTCAAGCAAGAGAAGATGTTAATGGCAAGTATGAAGTAGCACATGAACTTGCAAAAGAAGTTGTTGAAAGATCATATCCAACAGATGATGTTGCAACATTAAGACACTTTAAAAAGAAGTATGGACAACCTTGTGATGTTGTTGCAAAAGATAAATGTTTTTACTTTGCACACAATGAAGATATTGATGAAGAAGAACAAAAACCAATAGAAACTAAATCTCATTTTGATTTTGGTTTGTTTGGCAATCTAAATGGTAGTGAGTATAGTAGTGAGGACGGCAAAAAGTTTGCAGTTGCATATTACCGAGAAGAATTGAAAGAAAAAGGTTGCAACCCAGATATCTATGCACAACAAAATGACAATAAAGATAACCCACATAAGACAAAGCACGTTGAAGAATGTATGAAAGCACTCGGACATAGTGGTAGTAGTTATGGAAGTAGTGATGATAATATTGGTATGACTAAAGAATTTAATCAACCATACTATCTTGATGTCATTGGAACATCTTATTGCAGATCAAGAGCAATAGCTTGTACCAAAGATGAGTACGAGGCATTTGAAACTTGGCGAACTGCAAAAGGCAATCTAGTTGTTAAACATCAACAATGGATTGATACAATTCAAAAACAATGCGATCAGTTAAAGATTGGATTGAAAGCATACAGGTATCTATCAGAGGGTATTGAGTTGGCTACCGAGTTGGGTATTGAACTTGATGAGGCAGAATTAATTAGAACTAACTCAACAGGTTTGACTATCTATAATCCTAGCAACCTTGCAAGTATGATTAAAGGTATGAAGAACAAACATCAATCAAGAGAAGCTAAAATATTGGCTAGAAAAAAATATGAAGAAAGTATAAATTAAGGGTTGACATTATGGGAGTATTAATATATACTCCCATACATAACAGAAAGGTAGAAATGCAAGAAAACACTAAATTTAAAATCACATACTATTCTAACAAGGATAAGAAACACATTACAAGAAATGGAACTTGGACAGACAAGTGCAGATATTGGACAAGTAAAGCAGGTCATAATCTAATGACTTATTTTGATGATGACGCAGAGGGATATAGAACTGCCAAAGGCAGTTGGAAAGTGAGGTTTTAATGTTGTATGCAATTTACTTTGCATTGCATTTTGCAATGATTTTTTTGGGTTTAGTAATTGCTATCCACATTGATATGTGGATAGGTTTAGCAATAGCAACTACATTTGGAGTTAAATTCTTTTTTATGTTACCAAATAATAGAGAGGGGTTTTAATGGCTGAACAAAACGAACTACACTTTGAAACAATAGACAGAAACAAAGATATCAACTTGCAAAGAAACAAACTTAAATTTCTAGAAGATAGAATTGCAACATTAGAAAAATCTTTGTCAGCTTTAAATAAAGCAGTAGGGGAATTACAAGCAACAGAATATGAAAGGGATATCAATGCCAAATAAACATTTTTGCCAAGGACCGAATTGCCATACACATATTACACAAGATAGATTTTTAAAATCTCGTGGAGTAATTCGTGGACGTTATGCATTATTTACTATGGATAGAGCAAACGATTACTATGCACCCAGAGGCAAATACTTTTGCAGTCAAGGTTGTGAACATGCGTGGTTAGATGAGCATATGGATAACATTGAACAAGGTCGACCGATTGAGTTTATCAGACACAGACGAGAGTCTGGTGGAACTCCTAATGTGTGGTATGAAAAAAGAACCGAGGAAACACATTGGGGGAATAGAACTACAATCAGAAAGATTGAAAGAATTAATCCTAGCGAGGAGGGTGTGACAGAATAGTACAAAAAAACATTTGACAAAAGTAGGAGAATGTTATATAATCCTAAACATAACAGAAAGGTATAATATGACAACTAAAACATTTCAACTACCAATGACATTTAAAAAGTACTGCAAGCAAAACTTACTTTTTTTAGGTAGTAAATTTAATTGGAATAAAATCTACAATCAATGTGTTGTTCATTATGGACAAGAGATAGTAGATCAATCAATTAAAGAACTTGAACAAGAGGGGAAAATAAGCAAGGTTTAAAATTAACTCTTGACAAAGCTAGGATAATAGGATATACTAGGACACATAACAGAAAGGTATAAATGCAAATACAATACGAAAACAAAACATACACAATACCAAAACCATTTGATCAATGTTATTTTGGTGCAAATCCAATTAAAGAAATGATGATCTTTAATAGATTTGCGGATGATACATCTCCTCAAATGTCGTGTAAACTACCGGCATTTGCTGTGGCGATCTATGATACAATCATTGGTGCAGAACGTGCCGAGGATTATACCACAATGCAAAAAGGTTTGACGTGGTTTCAAAAGAACTTCGTTGATGAATACTACGTTCTGTTAGACTAGTAGCCCAGATGCAGTTTGGAATCATTCCAAACTGCGTCGCACACCCTATGCAATCCTTGCATACAAGCATAGGTTGTGCGCCGGGCATCAAGAGAATTTTATATCTGAAAGCTCAAGGGCGTACATATCTTGCCAATGGCATTTCCCTGGACGTAAGCAGTGACCGCAAGGTAGCAACCTGGAGTTTGGCCGGCTGTTAGTACGTGCACGGAACGCAGCTGGTTTCATATGATTGATAGAGGTACCAGACCGGATCCGGTTTTTAAATTTTTTTTTAAAAAGGTTTTTTTATTTTTATAAAAGGGGTCCCAATAGTTTGTATTTATGCCAGCTTTCATACATTTAAAGCCTTATAATACTTTTTTACTTTTTAAAAAAATAGTGTAAAAATTTTCTAGAAAAAATTTTTCAAATGAAGATAGATAAAGATAAACTAAAGAACTTCGATAAATTACCTGCAGATGTGAGAAGACAATTCTCATTACTAGCTAATCAGTATGGTGAAAAGAAAAAGACTGCTGGTATACAAAATAACTTTATGGATTTTGTAAAACATGTTTGGCCTGATTTTATTGAAGGTAAACATCACCAAAGAATTGCAAATAAGTTTGATCAACTTGCTCAAGGTAAAATTAAAAGATTAATTATTAATATGCCACCCAGACATACCAAGTCTGAATTTGGTTCTTATCTTTTACCTGCATGGATGGTTGGTAGAAATCCTAAACTAAAAATTATTCAATCAACTAAC